TACTGATGCGAATCTTTTCTAAATTGTGCCATTAACTCTGTCTTTCCAACGATTCTCGAATGACACGGAGTACCGTGCCAAATCTTATAATTCCTGTTGTATTATTTAGCTCTTCCTTAAGCTTCTTAGGCTTTGGAGGCTTTACAGGCTTTGGTGCATTCATACCAGCTTTTACATCGTCAAACATTTCTTGAGCATGTGCAGGACTTACGTGATCTGGAATTCCCTGTTTGAAGCCCCGCAGGTTATTTGCTGCTACGTGTGCTCGCATTTTTGATGCCGACATACCAGCCACACCTTCTGCATCCGGATCTCTTTCACCAGCAGACACAACATTGACAGACTTGAAGTTGAAGTCCTTGCCTGGTCCATTATACTGATCAATGAGCTTCTTAAAATGTTCTACACGATCTGAACCTGCAACCATAGTCAGATGAGTTACACCTTTACCGTGCAGGGCCTTAAGATGATGCATGAATGTAGGCATTTCTTTGGTTGCAGCAGACAAATTAGCACCTGGAAAGAATCTCTTAGCATGCTTGAGCTTTTGTTCAGCGCTCAATGGATTACTAGCAGGATCTTGTGTATGTGAAAGTACAATGGAATGATCAGCATTATTTGCTTTGGCAACTTCCTTGACTTTATCAACGAGGGCTGCATGACCAACAGTCGGTGGGTTCATTCGACCGAATGCAAATACGTGATGAACTTCTTTGTCAGGCGGTGGTGTTGCCGCAGGATCGGTACGACCACGATTATTAGCAAAGTTAAAGCGACTGAACTCGGCTCTATCAACTAGCTTAGTAGGACGACCATTTCTTGTTGACACAAAACCTTCAGGCTTTACTTCATCACCACCGACGCTATGCTCAAATTCTGTTGGATTACCAAGAGCCTTGATTAAGGTATCCTTGGCCCTTTGTAGATGCCCGTGCATCTCAAGACCGGCAGAAAATCCTGGACCATGTTGTCTGACACGATCAATCATGCCATTGAACTGCTCATTCTTTCTACCTTTGGCAGCATCGGTCTTTACCTTTGCAGCTTCAGTATCACGTCTCTTTTCTAGATGCTTTACGTAACCATCAGTGGTTGGTTTAGTACCATCCCTAACTGTGCTATTAATGTACATCTTTAGATGAGAATCATGATCGCTCATTGTGTCTAGAGCTTCAGGAGTAATTCTTCTGTAAGAATCTAGAGCCCGAGCCATATGGCCTTCATATTCCTTTTGTGATGCTTCATCATGCTTGTGATTAACATCAGGACGAACTTCTGGGTTGACTAGATTAACATGTGGATCTTGTCTGAATGCTCCATGGTCAACATCAAATCCGGCTTTCATATCGTCCAACTTCTTGCCGGCATACTTGGTATGAACCACAAAACCCATCTTTGATGCTGCTATTTTTCTACCTTGAGCAGATTCCTTATCAGCACCGTATGTAATTGTATTAGGTGTGAACTTGTACTTTCCGTTTTCATCCCTCAAGTCATCATGATCATAAAGGAAGTCACCTTGGTAAACACCGCCACCATGTGGCATTACCTTAGGTAGATGATCTAGTGCTGACTTGAGTTTTGAAACAAGTCCTGGCGCATGACCATGATTTCTATCTATGTCTTCATGACTATAATTGATCTTTGGATCAGCATTAAATGCAGACTTGGATGCTACAAAAAATCTGCCGGTTTCTGGGTGATGTCCAAAGACCACACTTGGAGAGCCGTCATATTTTACAGTTACTTTAGACTTTGACTTTTTACCACGCATAAAGTTGTGTAAATCATCAAGATTATCCGCTGCATGCTTGATTCCTTCATCCCCGCCATGGATGATATGATCTTCTGCATGCTCAAGATGTTTGAGCTTATCTACGTCTAAGGACTCAGTCAGGAAGTTTGTAAAGGTCAGCATCTTTTCTACCGCTTTCATCTTGTGTATTTAAGTTCGTAGTTGATCCAACCCTGCTTACATGACAGATCAGTAGCTGCAGATTTGTAACCAATGAACTTTAGCTGAGTACTAGCACTGCTCAACCAGTTAAATTTTAACTCTCCATTGAGCCAATCAGTTATATTTAAGTTTCCTTGCCAATAGTCTTTACCGCGCAAAATTTCTTTTATTTGTTCTACGCTCTTTGGATCATTATCCAATGCGGTTGCAATAGCTTTGTTAAAGAAATTACTCATAGTTAATGGCAAATCTTTTATACTTGGATCTTTTTGCTTTATGGCAGTCAATACAAGATTGAGAGTTTCATTATTGAGTTGCTTTTGTAAAGCAAGATCATATACCTTAGATGGATCGGGAACTTCTTTGGACGATAATTTTAAAATATTTCTTATGCCATAAGTGTAGACTATCTGTCTAGATTTATTAAAGGCCAAGCCATTAGAACTAGCAGTTTCTAATATGTCTTTAAAGACACTTTTTTGTAACTTATTTTTATTTTTTATACCAGTTTCGAAAATATTGCTAAAAAAGCTAGCCTGAGCCCCTCTACCAAATTTAGAACTTATTGAATAGTAAGTTCCATCTTGCATCTTAATAAAGCTATCAACACCAGAAAATTGAGGATCCGTAGGTAAGTAAAATTTTTCTGGTGTTCCTCTAAATGGATTGGTTGCAAAGAACTTATTTGTATTTCTTGAAAATAATACCCAGCCAGGAAGTACTTCACCAGCATAAACACCGATTATATTTTTCTTTCTTATGGAAATTTCTGGGTCCCATATAAACTTACCGGTTCTAAAGAAACCTTCAAATGTATCCGCTACTGATTCACCCAATAAATTGTTATTTCTAGAGCCATTTATAATAGACTTTTCTATTTCTTGAGCACTAGTAAAGGCAACACAAGAGATACTTTCACCCATCGAATTGAACTTAGCACTTTTGCCTAATGTAGTAAATACTCTAGAATCTAATTGAGTCAAACTTCCTACAGTCTTTGAATCTGCTTCGGGCTTTGCCAAGACGGTAAGATTATTTATAGTTACACCACCAACCGAACTTTTCCATCCTGGACCTGAAGTTACGTATTTACCGTTTAATGTTTTGGCAATCGACTTCAAGGCATCTCTACGTTCTGTATCCGGAATGTAGATAATCAGTCTCTTTTGTGTATCAGTAACTATCTTTTCATAACCAAGTCTTTTCAGTTCTTCTGTAAGCTTGGCTACTAAATTTATATTAGACATTTGTGCTTTGGAATTCCATGGCTAAATTCTCCACATTACTTTTGTGCTATTTATGCAAAAAGGGGCCGAACCTTGCGGCCCGACCCCTTTGATATAAAGTGTAGCGTTACTGGGCGGAACCCCACCGTACTCCCAGCTCTTCCTTTCGGTTATCCCCTATGCCACAACGATGTCTAGAACATCTAAACGCTACTTCAGTACTGTTATTTATTCACCAGTTATGAATTTTTAATATTAACTTGAAGAATATTTTTGACCATGAAGGATGGTGTCTCACCTTCAAAGCCTGAGCCCTTGTTCAACTTGCTGAGCATAGAAAGTGCCGGCATCTTATGATCAGTAGACATAATGTACTGATCAGTCTTTTTCTCCTTGATCAAGTAGTTGCCAGAATACTGTTCGAGTACATAATTCGGCTTGTTCTTCACTTGAAGTTCTCCATCTTGCTACGATCAAACTTAGAACGCTTCTTGAAAAAGTCAGAGTCACGTTCACCAAACTCGGATTTATCCATCACTGGTTTGTCATCCATTAAGTCTTGTGCTGACTCATCCACATCATATAGTCGCATCTTTGACCTATCCACTCCAATCACAAAGCGCTTGTATCTGGATGGGTCGGTATACCTGTTCTTCAACTGCTTAACCATCAACTGGCTCAATGCTTCTAGTTCCTCACTATTGATAAGGGCAAACATCGAGTCAGCAGTAGCAGGCAGACCAAACGATTCAGACGTATCGGTTAGATCCACATCGCTGTTACTGAAGCCTGAACGTGTAGTCTGTGTTGCAGTCATAATAGGAATATTAAACTCTACCGCCAGACCTCTAAGCTCTTCTGCAATAGCCTTGACGTAAGTATAGCTGTTTACGTTTGCGGTATACTTAATCCTGCTAGATGCACAGATGTTGATATAGTCAATATAGACCATGTCAGGTATAAAGTTCTTCTTGAGTCTAAGCTCATTCAGAAGGTGTCTGAAGTTTGCAGAGCCTGCAGAAGAGGTAGGATATTCCTTGATGATGAGCCTACCGGTAGTCTTACTCTTTACCTTGGCAATCTTCTTCTGGAAAGACTCCAGTGACATCACCGACAATTCTTCAATTGTCA